TAGCAAAGGCATCTGTGTTGGCTCTTAAGTCAACCTTAGATGATTTACAGTGATTGTTAGTCGCATCAGCGTCAGCCGTGTCGTCAATCAATAGAAGGTTACCAAGTGCATACTTTTTACCGTAAGAGCTAGCTGAGCCATACTGTTGCGCTCTGGCCATACCTTTCTGGTTAAAGTCTACACCCACTACAGCCGTAGCTGTTTTAGAGCTGCCATCCTCGTTGTCAAATATAGTAGCCTCTGAGAGTAGAACTCCGTCAGCTAATAGTGATTCTCTTACTAGGAAGTGAACTCCAAACTTGTTATTGAGAGGTTTTAAAGCCTCTAAGATATCCTCAGCTGAGCGAAACTTATAGCCGCCAAACTTATTAGTTTTAGTCTTTGCTACTTTAAGCTCTACTTGGATTTGTGATAGTTTTTGTGAAATAGTCATTTCTAAGGGTTTTTAATTATGATGCAAATATACGTAATTTATTTGGAACTACCAAATTATTCACGATTAAATGTAGATAAATTTGAATATACTTCTATTGCTTCTCTTATATACTCCATTGTATCAATATCATTAAGTGTAGCGTCTATCTGAGTTTGTATTAACTCCTTAGATAGTTTGTAGTGGCCATACTCTAAGTCCTTCTCAAGTTGTGAGAGGTCTCTATAGCGGCCTAATAGCTGAGCTCCTATTTTATTCTCAGCTCTTTCGTGCAACTCATTAACTGTTAATGTGGTCATATTTGTAATTATTTGATGCAAACATACAACAAATAAAACTACTATGCAAGTAAAACTATTAAAAAGATTGATTTTTTTTAAGCTCAGTAAGCTTGTCCTTATATATATCAATAAGGTACTGCAAGTGTGTAGCGTCAAATTTAGCTACTTGGTGAGATTTTTGTATTAGCTCATCAGCTCTATCTCCTAAGGCTTGGCCATACTCCCACTGTCGACCATTAAGAAACCTATTGCAGTATCTGTGTTGAAAATGTACGTTATCCTCATCCCATCTAGTTGACAGGTGTCTACGTCCTACAAAGTGACCAGCATCACCCTCAGCAAATGGAGTTTCACGGCCACAGTCAATACACCTACCAAAGCCTGTGTGGTCATCTACATCTCTGCGACGTATGTACTCACTGAATATCTTGTCCAGCTTGTTTTTTAGTGTCGATAATTTAACCTTGCGTGCCATAAAAGAAAAAAGCCTGTCCACTAAAACCCCCTAATGTGAACAGGCATAAAAAAACGTTAATTGAGGTCTTTATTTAAAAACAATATAAATAAGCATTGTCACTTGCATATGTCAAAAAAAAACACTAACTTTGCCAAATAATAAAAAACATAATACTTCAAGCTTACTACAGTAGAAGTAATGCTTAGTAAAAGTGTTTAATACTAAAGATATTAAGCTTAGTAGAAGTAATGTTTAGTAAAAGTGTAGTGAAAACCTGAGAAGTTTTCTCCGTTACCCTGTCAGGCCTGAGCTATGTTTATTTGATATTCCGATACTTCTCGATACCACGAGAGCCAAAATAAGCAATATATATACCTAACAATAGAGATTTAAGAAGCTCTATCCATTCAGAAGGTACTTCTATAGATACATTAAAGCTATCTATGTATATAAGTATCACAGTAGCTATAGTTAAAAATACTAAACTAAGTGGCCTAACATTCTTAGTAAGAAAGCTATCTGCGTAATTGTCTGATTCCCAGCGTCTTGTAACAGATTGCATTTCCTCTATGTCTAATTGCATAACCTTAAGAGCGTGCTCTCTCTCCTCAGCTGACATTGTGTCATCTCCAGTGATTGTAGCAATAGCTCCTTTAATGTCACCAGAAACTAAGTTCCCAACAACCTCAAGTGCTTTCCCTTTATTTAACTTTCTCAAAAAGTCACCTACTCTTGTAGTACCGTTTTTTTCCTTGTAGCTATTCATATCTATTTTCTATAATCCCAACGAGCCTTAGAACCCCTTATGTCGTAGTGTACAAATGTGTCATATAATCCTAATCCTCCGTCTTTCATTTTACCATCTAATATCAAAGAATCTATAATTAAATATAAGTCTTTAGTCTCTATGTCCTTAACCTTTATATCTGCAGCCCTACCTAATACGTGTTGGCTGTTTTTAACGCCTCCTATGGCCTTATTGTGAGCTGGCGACCTATATGCACTATTGATACGTATAGGCTCTCCTAGAAAGTCTCTAAGCACCTGTAAATTAGACGCTAGCTCCTTAATGTTGGTTAACACATCCTCAGGCATCTGAGCACCATCTCTGCTTTTAAATTCTCTCCTCGTAAAGTTTTTAGTTAATCTCATCCCTTCAGCCAATTTATATAGTAAGTTACTGCAGAACCTATAGCTGTAAATAAACCAGCCAACATAGCTATTGCTAGCTTGTAAGCCCTTATAAAGTTTCTAAGTGAAACCAATCTATCTTCGAGCTCATTAACTTTCTTAACTAGACCTGTCTTTCCTATTGAATCATCATTCTCAAGTACACTGATGACTCTGTCCATTTTTTTACCATTCTCAACAAGTGATTGCTCTGTAGTTTTACGAAAGAAATCAACCTCCTGCTCAAGACGTGTAATTCTGAAATCTTGTTCGTGGTCTTTCATAACTTATATATTCCAGCCTCCGAAGGTTATATCCTTTGCAGGCCTAACATCATCCTCTGTGTTTGTATTGTATTCTAAGTATAAATTGTCATTATGTCGCAAGTAGTCAACAAGTCTCTTAGCGTAGTATTGAGCCGTGTCTCTGGCAGCGTCACGCATAGCATCAACCTCTTTATCAGTAGGTAGTGCGGCGTTCTCTGACGTGTGCTTAAATACACCCTTATTTGAGATAGTGTACTGACTAAAAGGTAGATACTCCATAAAAGAGTATTGTACAAGCGTTGGCTTGATGTAGTCATATACAAGTGTGGAATAATCTCCAGCAAGTGTACCGTTGATAACGTCTGCTTGTAGCCTGTCGTATAGCTTAGAGCCTAGTATCTGGTGAACGTGGATATCTTGAGCAATCTGAACAAAGTGTGAAACCTTGTCGAAATCTATGTTAGCCGACAGTGGTGTCTGCTTAACTAGGTCGTTCTTAGATATGAATAATGCTTTCATTTTATTTCTTTTTAGAATATGAAGGGTGATGTCCTTTGTCAGACCTGTCAATCTGAGCCTCAGCAACACGCTTGTTGTTTTTGTATTTATTTCTTTTAGGGTCAAAGCCTTGTTTTTTAGCTTTCCCTACTGTTGTCTTATAAGTACCTCTCAAAGCATCTCCTCCGTATGGATTACCGTCTTTTTTAGTCTTTTTAATATATATAACACGCTCCCACGTATCATAGCAGTTAACCCCTCCTTTGTGTAACCAAATGGAGTAAGGTTGTTTATTATGACCCATAACTGAGTTAACTCCGTCTTTCTGCATCTTAAGTATATCCTCCTTTCGGAATACCTTTTTTGTCCTATGCATCATCCTGCAAAAGTCTCTAGATTTAGCACCTTTCTTTCCGTGCTTTCTAGAACCCTTAGCGTACCTGTATCGAACCTTAATAAACTCAGTATCCTGAACGCTGTCTTTGCGTCTAGTGTCTGCTATAGACAACGCTACGTTAAGTGTGCTGTTGAGCATAGCTTCAATATCCTCGCCCTCTGTCTCATTTAAGTCAACCCTAGCGTCTGCTAAGTGCCACTCATTTGAGTCAATGTCCTCACCTACTTTGTCAAGGTATAGATATATATCCGCTAAGCCGTTAACAGTTTTACACATCTTTTGATTCGTTGTATAATTCTAAAGCGTCTTTGATGAACTTAGGGTCAACAGATAGTTCATAGTCAGCAGACAGGTTAGTGTCCTCCTTAGTGGCCTCAGCCTCATCTACAGGAGCCTCACCTTTATCCTCGTTGCTTTCCTTCTCTTGGTTTTCATCAGTGAACTCAATAGGCTGCGCTGTAATAAAGTAAAGCTCAGGTACTTCACCGTTAAGCTCCATAATCTCAGTCAATACGTCAACAATCTCCTCCTGATAGTTAGCAATAACTGTAGAATTAAACAATTGACTAGCTGTCTTTATTTCATCTGCATTTGACGCAAGGCCGTTCCCGTTGTCTTTAATACCTAGTAGCATAGGAGATGTTACTCTGTGTCCTACTAGAATCTTATGCATAGCTTCAGTAGCGAGATACTCATAGTGAGCTGGTGCGTCATTCAATGAGATATCCTCGACAGTAGTAGCGGATTCTTTATTCTCGTTAAACGCAACGATAACTTTTTGACCTCTTGAGCCTGTAAGTTTGCCTTTAACATCTCTAGTAATCATATCTCTAGACTCTAAGTCAGGTACACCATTGTTGAAGTTAATTACCTTAGTACCACTAAATGAGTTCTTAGTCTCGTTTAATAAGTAGTCTGAGATTTCATTTTCAAGCTCACAGTAAGGTAGGGCTCCCGAATAGTCGACAGGCGAGAAGTAGTCGTACCCTGACACATAAGGCTTAAGCATATAAATCTCAACCTTTTCTTTTGAAGTACCAAATGTAGGAATACGCTTAAGTGAGTCAGTTCTTTTCTTTTCAGCCCAGTTTGGGTGATAGTAGTAAGCATTAACAACACCCATCTCGTCCATCTTTTCAGGTCTTAATGTGTGTGTAGGAAAGTGCTTTACCTTTGCAACCTTTCTATTGTTACCTTCTTTTGTGTAGATAACTTGTATAGCGGCCTGTCCGAGCATCTTACGCTCTTGAATGATGATTCTAAGACAGTTAGGTCTTATGAACTTACGTAGCTCCTTGACCTCCTTAGAGTCCTTTTCTTTGCCTTCTATACATATACCTTCTCCATATACGTTATTAGAGATAGAACGGATAGCAGCGTTGTTTGTAGCTGATTGCAAGTAAGAGTCGATTAGGAATGAATAATAATCGTTATCCTCTCCGTAAGCAACCCATTCTTTGCGCTTGTCCTCTATTGCTTTTGGTATCTCGTAGCCTGATAAATTTACAAAGTTTAAGTTCATAATTATAGTATTATAAAGTCGTTATTAGTTGACGTCGGAGTTGTGAACTCTGACTGTGATGTAGTTAGTTTGTAGCCTAGTTTATCAGAGTAAACCAATAGACCTCCTGAATATATGAAAAAGTCGTAAGTAGTGTTAGCAGTTAGGTTATCCTCAATAGTGTCTTGTAATAGTGTTACTGATTGATAGTAACCTGAATCTGTTAAGCCTGTAGTGGCCTCTATATTGTAGGCTTCATTACCTTCCTGCCTTACCTTCACATCAACATCTACTCCTCCGTCTGACTTTGTGTTGACGTAAAGTGTTGTATCCGTTGAATCTGAGTAATATAACATAATGTTTTACCTTTATTTAAAAACAATATACACTGTGTTTTGTTTTGCTGTTTAATGCAATCTGATGCTACTTCATAACATAATGTATATGTGTTGTATAGTTATATAACAAAAAAAAAGCCCTACCGAAGTAGAGCTCTTAATAAAAATATAACAATCTTAGTTATTATGAACCAACAGTTACGTTGTAAGCAGAGATAGCATCAGCACTGATAGGTGCAAGTTGCTTTTCAGAAGCTACAAAAGTTAATTCGTAACCTGATTTATCCCCCATAGCAGCACCTGTAGATACTGTAGCGTTCATTTCTGCGCCATACTCGTGACCCATTACGAACAAGTTACCATTGTTGTCCTCGATTAAAACCTTTGGACGACCGTAAGCCAATAACTTAACCTCTTTGTGAGTAGTACTGTCTTGTTTTTTCAAGCTAACTGTTAAAGTTTGCTCAACAAAAGTAGTACCGTTCTCACGGCTAGAAGTCAAAGATTGTTCAAAAGTAGAAGTTCCTCTCAAGTCATACTTGTATGCGCTTGGAGTAGTTTCAACAACAGAAGCCTCTTCTGTAGAAGAGTCGATTGTGTATGTAGCGTCATCGAAGTTTAGAAAGTAGATAGCGTTAAGGCCACCAACTTGGTCTTTACAGCCCTCTAAACGTCCTAGTGAAATATTACAACTCATTTTTAAACAATTTAATTTATTAATATAATAGGAGGGCAGAGTTAACCACCCTCCATTTTTTTAGTAGCTATTAGCTAGCAACACTTAAAACGATTTCAGAACCGATAGCGTAGTTTACACCAGCAGAGAAACGCATAATTACTCTTACGTTTTGACTTCCGTCGATATCAGCTAAATCGATAAGCTTAACTTCGTTCATATCTGACTGAAGGCCAGTTCCGAAAAACATATTGTCCTTCTCAGCCGCAATCATTTGACCTGAGTTCAAACCGTTAGCAACGAAAAGCTTAACGCCTTCAAAGTCCATAGCAGTTTGTCCAACGTGGTAAAGGTCTTTATAACCTAAAGCCGCTTGAGCTCTTACGTAAGAACGTGCATCAGCTTGAGAGATATAAATAGCTAGACCTTCGTTTCCGTAGATAGTAGCAGGAACGGCGTCGATTACGTTACCTAAACGCTCAATGATGTTAGATGCAGTAGTAGCACCAGTCTCAGTTACGTCAACAACGTCAGAGTCAGCACCCATAAGTGCAACAAGACCGTCAAATTCGCCAGCGTTTCCGTTAGCACCATTCCAGATATTAGTCTCAGTTTTAGCAGCAACCTTAGCAGCAACGTGGCCGATTAGGTAAGATGCGAAAGAAGAAGGAAGCTCATCAAAAGAAGAAAAACCTTGCTCAATGCTTAGCCAGTCCGATTCGAAATCTTTCTTACAAAGCTCTAGGTTAACTTGGAAATCTTCAGGTTGTAAGTAACGCTCAGTTAGAGTTACAGTTGAAGTTGCAGTAAAGTCACAAGAAGCATCAGCGATAACATCACCAACAGCTAGCTTTTGCATTACTTGCTTAAATTTTACGTTTGGCTTAACAGTGATACCACCTTTGTCCAAGGTAGGAGCACTCAAAAGAGCAGCAGAGATAAACCCAGCAGCTTTTTCACCAGCGTAAGATGTAGTAATAGAAGTAGTAGTTGCCATTTTATATATATTTAGCAGTTAATTATTGATTTATGTATTTAAATACGTTGGACATTATTGAACCGCCTTTGTCACCTAACTTGCGTTGCTTCACAGCGACAGGAGCCTCTGGACTATGTGTAAGCCCTTCATCTTCCTTTGTAGGTACTTCAGGAGCTTCTACAGCGTCCTCAGTTTCACTATTGATAGAATCCTCAAGAATCTTTTTAAGGTCGCTAATTTGCGCCTCTAATTCCTTAACTCTATCGTCTGACTTATCCTCAGCAACAGCCTCGGGTTCGTCGTTACTCTCAACAGCTTCAGTCTCAGCAGGAGCTTCAGTAGCTTCCTCCTTGACATCTTCTGTGTTTTCTTCTGCAGCATCCTCAGTAGTATCTACTGTTTCCTCTGCAGTCTCCTCAGTCTCAGCGACTTCAGGTGTTTCAATTGTTTCAACAGTTTCCTCAACCGTCTCAACTTCTGGTGTAGCTGTAGCAATTCCGATTGCTTGAGCTATCTTGTCTAGGGTTTCTTTTGCGCTTGGCATATATTTGAATTTTAAGGGTTTAACTCTTTATTTAAAAACAAGATTTTAATGCTTTTTAAATTACTATGCACGCATAGCATCTATCTGTCCTTGCAAGTCATTTACCTTATCTGTAAGCTCCTTAACAGCTTCAACTAATAACGCTACAGTGTTTGAGTAGGCTACAGATTTAATATCTCCGTTATCAAAGACTAACTCAGGAACAACCTCCTCAACCTCTTGAGCTATAAAACCAATCTTTTTAGTTTTATCCTCATCAGCTATCATATTATACTCAACACCTCTAAGGCTGTTCACCTTGTCAAGTGCGTCATCAATATCGTTGATGTTTTCTTTTAAGCTAATATCGGAGTTCTCACTTAAGTTTCCTGTAATTGTTACATTACCACTGCTATAGAAGTAAGCTTTAGGTCCTGACGCTCCCCATATCTCCATAGTGTCACCTGAGTGGTCGTACCTTAATCGACCCCTTCCTGATAAGGCTGAGTCACTGAACCATAATTCACCTTGATTACTATTTCCCGAGACTATGTTTATGTACGCACTTGAACTGTTTTCAAATGTAGCTAATACGTTGCTGTTGTGAGACCAAGAGTGTGAGTTGGTGTTCTTAGTTACGTGCAGCTTAGTACCTGCGCTAGATTCATTTATTCCTAGGTTACCAGTTAAGTTCCCTCCAGATATAGGTAGTGCGCTTATATCTGAAGCTGTCATAGTTCTAGTTGAGTGTGACTGAATAACACCGTCAGTCATATTAAGCTGGTCTATTACAGTAGCACCTGATGTGTTTATGTCTGAGTCAGTCCCTATAACGGTATTACCAGAGCTAGTCACAAAACCCTCGCCATCAATAACGTCTATAATCTCTTGGTCGGTTCTTTGTGTGTTAGTGTCGGTTTTAATGTATCCCATAGCAGCAATCTGAGCGTCAGATAACTGTGTATTTGTGTCGGTAGAACTAACTACTATTGTGTTTGCTGCATCATTTACAGTCACTGTAGTAGCTCCCGAGCCTGATATAGCAGAGCCTATCACATCCCTTATCTCCTCATCAGTTCTCTGAGTGTTTGTGTCAGTTGTAACATACCCAGAATCATTTGTCCATTGTGATATATTACCAGATTTGTTGGTGAATGTATTGAATGAGCTAGAGGTAACATTACCAGTTCCTCCAGTAGTTATATTAGTTACCCTACCTTGAGCATCCACTGTTATCTGGTCAATCTTTGTGTTGTCCAGTGTGCTTCCGTAAGTACCAGCACCAACTCCAGCGTCAGGAATAGCGTCTAAAAAGCCTTCAGGATTCAATGCAATTCTAGCATCAATCTCAGCGTCAGTTCTCTGAGTATTAGTATCAGTTTTGATATATCCGAAAGCCGCTATATCAGCGTCACTCAACTGAGTATTAGTATCTGTTGTAACGAAGCCCTCAGGGTTCAATGCGATACGTGCATCAATCTCTGCATTTGTTCTTTGTGTGTTGGTATCCGTTGAGCTTACAACTAAAGTGCCAGCAGCATCATTATAAGTAACTGTAGTAGCTCCAGTTCCTGAAATTAAACCACCTACAACGTCCTCAATCTCCTCATCTGTTCTAGCTGTCACTCCAGACGGAACGTCAGTTAAGTCATTATAAGAACCTGAGAAGTGTGATAGGTCAGATATTTGAGACTCGGTAATACTAAGTGCGGCTTCGTGAGCAGTAACATCACCTTCAGTGACCGTGTAGTCAGATATATAGTTAGCGTTCTCTAGAGTTGTGACTCTTGACGATACATTACCTATGTTTGTAGATACTGTAGTGGCAAAGTTAGGGTCGTCACCTAGAGCAGACGCCAACTCGTTTAGTGTGTCTAAGGCTGCAGGAGCTGAATCTACCAATCCAGAAACTGCGTTATCAACGTAAGTCTCAGTAGCCAGTCCTGATATCCCTGTAGCTATTAGTGCATTTATTTCAGCATCAGTTCTTTGTGTATTTGTGTCGGTTTTAATATATCCAAAGGCTGCAATATCCGAATCACTTAGTTGGGTATTTGTGTCAGTTTTGATGTAGCCCATAGCCGCAATCTCAGCATCAGTGAGTTGGGTGTTGGTATCGACATAGGTCGTTATGAATCCTGCACTGTTAGCGTCGATTATAGCTTGAATTTCAGCATCTGTCCTTTGCGTATTGGTGTCAGTTTTTATGTAACCGAAAGCCGCTATCTCGGCATCAGTCAGCTGTGTATCTGTTTTAACATAACCAAAAGCAGCAATTTCACTGTCAGTTAACTGAGTGTTGGTGTCTATTTTTATGTAACCCATAGCTGCAATCTCCGCGTCAGTAAGCTGAGTATTTGTGTCAGTCTTAATATAACCGAAAGCAGCAATCTCAGCATCCGTAAGTTGAGTATTTGTGTCAGTTGAGCTTACTACGATAGTCCCTGCTGCATCATTGTACACTACAGATGTAGCACCTGAGCCTGAAATGGCAGCACCAACGACATCTTCAATCTCCTCATCCGTCCTAGGGTTAACACCTGACGGCTTGTCGGTTAAGTCGTTATAAGAACCTGAGAAGTGAGATAGGTCGCTAATTTGTGACTCCGTTATCGTGATAGCACCCTCGTGAGCCGTTACATCACTCTCAGTGACAGTATAGTCAGATATAAAGTTGTTAGCATCAATTAACGCATTGATTTCAGCGTCAGTTCTCTGAGTGTTTGTATCTGTTTTTATATAACCAAATGCTGCAATATCAGCGTCACTCAATTGAGTATTGTTGTCTGGTATGTTAACGGTGTTTCCATTAGAGATTGTTAAATCTCCAGTAGCACTGGTGTATGTTAACGTCTGGCTGTCAGTTTCTGAGGTTAAAAAACCCTCAGGATTTAAAGCTATCCTAGCGTCTATCTCAGCATCTGTTCTCTGAGTGTTCGTGTCTGTTTTAATATAACCGAAGGCAGCTATGTCAGAATCAGTTAATTGCGTGTTCGTATCAGTTTTGATATAGCCCATAGCGGCTATGTCACTATCACTTAACTGTGTGTTTGTATCTACATAGGACGTGATAAAACCCTCAGGGTTGAGAGCTATACGTGCGTCAATTTCAGCGTCAGTTCTCTGTGTGTTTGTGTCGGTCTTGATATAACCTAGTGCAGCTATCTCTGCATCTGTAAGCTGAGTATCCGTCTTTATGTAACCCATAGCGGCTATCTCTGCATCTGTCAATTGGGTATTTGTGTCAACGTAGGAAGTGATAAACCCTTCAGGGTTAAGTGCTATTCTCGCATCTATCTCAGCATCAGTACGTTGCGTGTTAGTATCTACCTTAATGTAGCCCATAGCGGCTATATCAGCATCACTCAATTGAGTATTTGTATCTGTAGTGATGAACCCAGCGTTCTCCAATATAGTAACCCTGTCAGACACACTGGTTATTAGATTAGTAATTGTAGTAGCAAAGTTAGCGTCATCATTCAAGGCGGCTGCTAATTCATCTAGAGTGTCTAAAGCTGTAGGTGCTGAGTTGATAACATCATTAACAGCTGTTGCTATTTCAGAGCTTGTAGCATAACCAGCAAGTGAATGGTCTCCCCAAGAGTAGGCTTCATCCCAATTAGATACATTTAGATTGCTAGCTGTAATAGTTTGAGCTGTTAGAGTTCCGTTAGTGTTTACAGTAATCTGCAGAGAGTTCCCAGCACCGTCAGTCAGAACGGTTGAGCCCGATACCGCTGAATTGTTTTCAGTCTTAATTAAGCCTTCGTAAGTATTACTAATTTTTTTACCTTGTAGATTTGCCATTTTTTTTTAATTATTCCAATTTGTGAAAGTTAAATTCCATACTTGAGAAGCCGTATCCCAAATCAAAGTCCCTACCAACCTAACGTCGTTTATTTCGACAATTACGGAAGCTGACTGGTCTGACAACCACTCTGGACTTTCGTTAGTGAAAACTATAGTTTCAATAGAGCCTGAGTAGTTTATCACATTTAGCTTTTGACCGCCAAACATATACCCTGTTGACACCTTTGTTATGGTTCTGTCAGTTATATTTGACAAAATGTTACTTATAGTGTTACCTCCATTTAAGCTACCAAATCCTTGATAACCTACGTACTCATTCCCTATAGTTGGATACTTCATTTGCTTAAACTTATAAGGTTTATCTGTTACCTTGTCAGTTGTTTCATTTTGCTGGGATTTATCCACATAAGTAGAATCGTAACCTTGCCTCCCGACAAAGTCATTACCGACTACTGGATATTTCGCCTTTATGTACACTTCCCTTTATTTAAAAACAACACATAGGTCGTTGTGAGACATTATGTTAATCCGTTAATACTTACAGTTTCAATGTCGTTAGAAACCATACTGTTTAGCTGCATCTTAACGTAGTTTTGGTCTGTAGTTAGTACTTGGTTTCTAATACCGTTAGCGTAAGAGTCAGACGTACCGTCTCCCATTAACCAAACTTGAGTAGCGTTAGATGAGTTAAAATTGTTCATAGCAAAAGTAGTCTCATTAGCACTACCTGAGTATCTAAATGTGTTGCCCACTTTATAGTCGCTCAACCAACCAATAGGGTCACTAATCATTTCTGTAATCTCCGCGTCAGTTGGCATAGCTACGTTTGTTCTTAGTGTAGTTGCAACCATACTGGCTACCTTTCCGTGAAAGTTTCTATTACTACCTCTACCACCTACAGTTAAATTTCCTGTAAATTGTCTATCCATACGACCACCTGTACTACCTGCAGTCCAATTAGAGGCAGTGGACTTGTTATCTAACGAAGACCCCCAAGTATTGTTATTGTTAGTGGTGAACCAACGGATGTCAAATGCAGCAGCCAAGTTAGCAGAAGTAGCAGCAGCTCCACCTAGCCTAGTTCCGTTATGTGCTATATAGATACCGTGCCAATGATTAACATTTACAGAAGTTCCTAGATATATAAACCTACACTCGTTTAAAGCACCTTGCCTACCCCAACCGAAATATAAAAAACCACTTGCGTCTAACCTTAAGTATATGTTATCATCAGTGGAGCTTGCGCCTTCACCTGCGTTCCAAATATGTTGGTTGCTTGCGTTTCCGTCATACTTAAATACTATAGCAGTTGCCCACGCTCTAGCTGAAGCATCAGCTGAAGTATTCCCAGAGGTTGTTGGAGCGGCTACTTGAGTATTAAGTCCACCCATATTTAAAGGCGTAGCTATGGAGTTATTAGTAACTTGAGTTGCGTATTCACTTGAACCACTAAAATCTAGAGCCTTAGTCCAAGAAGTATCGTTAGTCTGTACAGGAGCTACGTCAGTGGCAGTGATAGTAAAGCTACCTACAGATGAGCCGTAAGAGTTAGCTCTAGTTACCGTGATAGTGTACGCCGTGTCAGAACCCACATCAGTTAAAGTACCTTGCAAAAAGTGACTAGCACTGTCGTAAACTAACCCAGAGTTAGATGGGCTTATAGTTACGGACTGTGAATAAGTCGCATCTGCTGGCATCAACTGTATATTTACGCTTGTGCCCTCTTCTTGCGTGATGTTAGCGTTGGTAAACTGAGGGGGAGTTAGGTCAGCATTAGTTACAGAAGTAATCTCCGTCCAAGTAATCGTGTTACCTTCAAAGAATGTTGTAGCGTCGTTTGTATTTATTGATGGGTTCTCATCATACCCCATATCGTTATATGTGTCAGGCATATACCAAGTCGTGTTAGTTGGGTCATCTGCATAAACGTGAGTGTGACTTGTACCCGCTCCTCCTTTTACTTCATTGTAGTAGTTAGCCTCCTCTTCTGTAGCAAATAAAGGATAGTTAAACAATCCGTCAGGACTTTCTATATATCTAAAATACATAGTAGGAGCTTCCTCTTCTAGTAGGTGTACCTTAGGGGTGCTTGAAACTCTAGCTGAAGAGTTAGATGTTTTTACACCTAACCTAAACTCAGCACCCTGAGAAGCTGGATAAGATGTTCTAGCGTGAACACCCCAAGAGCCGTCGTCATTGAGAGTCTCTATAGAGATGAATCCATTAGTGTCTAATCCTACTCTGACCTTAACATTCTCCCCGTCAAGCCAATCTTGTTTTTTATCCCAGTTTGCACTCCAGTGCTCTCTCATAGAATAAGAAGTGTTAGCTCCGTAGTTTGTCCAAGAGCCGTTAGGTGTTGGGTGAAACCAGTGTGAGAATTGGAATCCATAGTGAGCTGAGTTAGTAACAGCAAAGCTAGAAGGGTTTGCATAGTTGGTGTTGCCAGAGAAGTATCCAGCGTCATAAGAAGCTTGTGTGTGCACAAGCCCGAAACCTATTTGACCCTCTCCTCTTATGTCGAAAGTAAAGTATTCTCCAGCCTGATTGATTGTCTCTGTTGATAAAAGACCAGCGTAGTTCCCAGAGCCAGAGTTAGTGAATATATCATCCCCAATAGGGTCAACAGCGGTAGAACCTACTAGCGTGTGCCCAGCGGCTACACCACCCACGTCCGCAATCATTGTAGAATAAGGGTCAGATATAACAACTGATTCAAATGCACCTACAGTAAATAGCTCGTTTAATGAGTTTATAACGTCATTCAATCCACCCGCAACAGGTAGGTCATTTATGCAGGCGTTAGATGGGTCTAGTTGAGAGAACAAAGTCCTATCTCCTGTAATAGACTTGATGTCTATAAGCCCGCCCTCAGCTACAGCCTTAATAGTGTTTACTCCAAATGAATATCCGTTATCCAATATAATAGATGTAGATGTGTCGTCTAACTTAAAGCACACAGTAACACCAGTCAAGTTATTACCTGTAGAATCCTCAGATACTCCGATTACTCTTGCTGCTGCAGATATATAATCAGCAGCTTCCTGAGCTGATGTAAAGTTAGAGTTATCTGCTCTTGTAAATTCAGTATAAGGAATCTGAAAGTACTCGTACTCAGTCTCTCCTGTTTGTGCTGTGATAATATCATTAACTATATTGATAGTGTCAGTCATTGTGTCATCTACTGACGCTGTTAGACAAGCATTCCAATATGTTGGGTTTGATGAACCGTGAAAATTAACACAGTTTCCTTGCTCGTTTCTTTCTACTCTTATTGCCATTTTCTTATCTTAAAATTGTTATTAATAGTCCCAAAGGTTGAATTATCACGGGGTTGTCTGCCTTAATAGCAGGTAACGTAAGTGCGTTAACGTCCTCATTAGATGTTATCCAAGCTGAAATATCAACCCTATTTAAGTATGTTTTACCTACAGTTCCGCCTCCGTAGAATATAGGTGATGTAGTTAGCGGGAACGTGAATGTAATTTCATCCGATTCGTTTCTATTTGAATACCATAGGGCTGGCTCAACAGTTGTGTTAGCTATCTGTGGTATTACATTAAAGTCAAAACGAACTCTAAGCTGGTCTCCATAAACACAGTCAGATAGGTCTATTCGACCTGTAGAACCTTCAAATCCTGTAGAACCATTAGCGTCGTAGTTGTCGTTATAAACGTAATCATAGTCAACTAACGTATCAACACCCTCAGGTAAGTTAGCTCCTCTAAATAAACCCACCCCTAAGTCGTTATTTGGTTGAGGTGTACTCCAATAAGGGTTGTCAACAGCTTCGTGTACGCTTCTAGACAAACTAAACACCTTGTATAAGACATTTTCTACGTCGTCTGCAGTGTAGTTTATTCCAGCACCAGCCTCCCAAACGAAGTTGTTGGAAATTGGCTTATCAGCGAAAGCTCCCGTGTGTGAGTAACCTGACTTACCTTTGTTTATTAACGAATCCTCTCCCTTGCGTTTTATAGTCGAGATAGAGTTGTTATTTGTAAGAGTACCTTGAGACTCATCCCCAAATGGGTTAGAACCGTCATTGACCCCTGTAATAGTTCTTATAGGCATAATCTTATTTTTTATCTATTGATTTCAATTTTCGGATAGCCCAATTAACCCCTGAAGCACCACCCCAGCCTAACCAAGCTATATATCCGTTATCTTTCCAAGGGGTTGATTTATATTCAGGGTTTATTACAGCGTTTTTTTGATGTCTCTTAAAGGATGCCATACGGGCGATAGTTGAGCGTGAGAGTTTTTCTCTGCGTGCTAACTGTCCAGCTCTTGTCCAGCCTGTCTGAGTCATTCCTTTGACTTCAGAGCCATACTTCTTTTTATACGCTAACGCTCTTTTAGCGTTGTTTGTAGCTGACTGAGGGTAGTCGTTATAAGTCTCTAGCTTATAGTCTTTTTTTTTTAACTCATAGTGCTCGCTAACTATGTCAGATAGTTTATCTAGTATATTATCTAGCTGTTGGTCTGACAGTAACTCAGGAAGCGGTTGCTCAACTTCACGTCTTAATGCGTTTGCAAATTGACCCTCAATACTGAAGCCAAAAACTTTATTATCTTTCACATACTTGCTCCAGACATCCTCGTCATCAACCTTCATTGTGACCATCCAAGTACCTACAGGCATATCTAAGCCGTATTTACGACTCTTATCGAATTGAGTATCCTCAACAATCCAAGACTCATATACTGTCATTCCAGCTAGTTTATCCTTGTGCTCTAACGTAGCATTTTGGTGATTACTATTTTTGAAAAACATTTCAGCAGCCTTACGAACAGTGTCCTGTGAAAAGTATATGTAAAACTCCTCACCATCTTGGTTTCTGTAGATAGGTTTGTCAGGAATAAGTGCAGCACCCATAAGCAGACGCTTATCTGAGCTAACTTCTGCTAATTGAACTGGGGTAGTATCCTCATTTAACGCAACGAAATCGACACCTATGGCTGGATTTTCAACAATTGAAATAGCTTCTACACCCATTGTCTGAAGTTCTTCGTCTATAAGTAGCTCATATAATTTCATAAGTCCTTTATTTAAAAACAATTTTCTTACCCTATTGATGCGGTGGTGTCAGCCTTTCTTTCTAATTCCTGTTGACTAGACACTTCGCCACTTACAACAAATGCCTTAATTGGCTTACTGTTAGAGCCCTGTATGGCATCTGCCACCATTTGAGAGCCAGCATCAGCTTGACCCACCACATTGAATGAAGGTGCTGCCACTGCAGCCGCTCCTCCGCCATCCCCACCGATTGAAGGTACTGATATTCCAGTTGATTGTTTAGAGCTCTTAAAAGCTTTCTTAAGCTGCATAAACAAGGGTAGTGCAGTAGCTATATGTCCAGCTATTAAAGGAACGTTAGCTGGGAATGGAGCCGCAGAGGCAGCCTTACCAATACCTTTAACGTAATCAACAGCACCCTCAGCCATAGCTTTCACCATTTTGCCCATAGTAACCTTGCCGTCTATCTTTTCCTCAATGTTAGCCATTTGACTCTTAGCTATAAGAGCTAGCTTACCTAGTCTGGTTTCCTCACCAAAGATTCTAGCCATATTGTCAAGGTTCTCTTGAGCAGCTTCAATTTTTTCTCTGTTTTTTTCTTTAAGAGCATCTTTCTCAGCATCAACATCCTTTTGCCTTGCAGCTTCCAGCCTATCATAGTAAGACATCTCAAGGTCTAAAAGTTGCTCTTGACTAGCTCCCAAAGCTTCAGCTTCAGCAAGTGCTCTATCAAGTTGTCTATTCATTTTTTGTAGATGTGTTTCATCCTCAAAATCCTGAACAGCTTGACGTTGTTTTGTTAGAAAGTCCTTTAATCTTTGAATCTTAGCGTCATCATTGCCTTCAGACTCTCCTTCACCCTCTATAAACTCTCCAGTTGTAGTTACTGTAGCTGGAGCAAAATCCTCAGCAAGTGCTGGGTCATCAACTGGGTTGTAAACCAAGTCGATAGCAGAACGAAGCTCTCCCTGTCTAGATTTTAGACCGTCAAGCTCATTTTCTAAGTCAGATATGGTCTGCTTGTAAGCTTCTTTATTCTTAGCTATAACATCCTTATCAATAGCTTTGCCTATGATTGGAATATCAGCAATTTTCTCCATAAGCTCGTTACCCTTCTGTCCAAAACCTTGAAAGAATAAACTAACCTGCTTTCCTAGTATTTTAAATGAGTTACCTACTATCTCAAATCTATTTCCTAGAGTAACAAAGTAATTGCCAACAGCATTAAACCCTTTCGCTAAGAAGTTGACGACCCCTCGCATACCCTTCTCTAATTGTAGGGCGTTAGATATAGCAATACCCATACCTTCTAAGG